GAGTATGCGACGCACGTCGAATACGGCACAGCGCCGCACGAGATCAGGCCGAAGAATAAGAAGGCGCTCTTCTGGAAAGGCGCTGAGCATCCGGTCGCAGTCGTTCACCATCCCGGCACGGCGGCGCAACCGTTCCTGCGGCCCGGCTTCGAGGCTGTGAGGCCGAAGGCACAGAAGATATTCAAGGCGCAGGTTGACCAGAGTCTTGCGAAGTTCGGAGTGATGAAATGACCATCGAGCAGGCGATCAAATCATGGGCGGAAGGTGTGACGGGCTTATCGTTCCATCCCGTCCGCCTCCCGGATGACACAGAGGAAGCCGACTATCCGGCGGGCGTCTACCTGAGCATCGCCACTCCCTCAGAATACACGCATGACGGCAGAGACGCCGTGCAGCGCGAACGATTTCAACTTTCCGTCTGGGCTGACACCTACGCGGCGGCGAAGACGCATCAGCGTGCGCTTCTCGACGCCTCGGACTCGCTGGTGGATGTCTATGACGGTTGCACGGTGCAGGCGGCGTTCTGTGACAAGGGACCGGAACTCTATGACACGGAGGCACGGCTCTATCATCACGTCACGGAACTGGCTGTCCTGTACAAGAACACTGAGCCGCTCGGCTCATAGGAAGAGGTGAAGTAACATGAGTGATGGAATGGCCGCATACGGTACTACTCTGGAGTACGCCGGCGGCTCAGAGATAGGCGAGCTTACCTCTATCGGCGGCGTCAAGTTGACCGCCGACGAGCTTGACCTCACGCATCACGGGAGCCCCGGCAAGTTCCGGGAAGTCATCCAGGGCTTGCGCGACGGCGGAGACCTGGCAATCGAGGGCAACCTCGTACCGGACGACGCCGGACAAGCCGCGCTCCTGGTACATTACAACACGGATGAGGACGGCGGGATCGAGGCCATGATGGTGACCTATCCCGACGGCTCGACGTGGGAGTTCAGCGCGTTCGTCAAGGAACTTGACTTCGGGAACGCGCCGGTGGACGGCAAGCTCGACTTCTCGGCTACGCTCCGAATCAGCGGACTGCCGGAGTTCACACCGGCGGGCAGCTAACCGAATAGCGCGATAATCTCAAGGAGGCCAACCTTTTGAACAAGATCACGGCAACGATAGACGGCACGGAATACGAACTGCGGCTCGACCTGGCCGCGATGAAAGACTTCGAGGACCAGAGCCGAAAGAACATCTTCGTGCTCATCCAGAATGTCATAGGCGCGATGTCAAAGGGCGCTCTGTCATTCGAGGAGGGCACGGAGTCAAGGCAATACATGGCGATCATCCCGGAAGTCATCAAGGCAGCCGATCTTTCTATGACGGAGCTTGGCATATTCGTCTGGGCGTGTTTCGGTGGCAGGCAAGCGCCACAGACTATCGAGGCTGCTATAGAGATCACCGGGCTGGATGCTGATACGCTGCTACGATACCCCGACAAAGTGCCGCAGGAGGCTATTGCTTCGGGAATCTATGCGGCAGGTAGGCTAGCGAGTATTCAGAACATCGCAGTGCTCTACCCGGCCATCGGCGCGGCCATCGAGCAGGCACTCCCGAAATCCGCCGACGGTGAGGGCGAACAGGGCGCGGACCCTACAAGCCGCCCGACTGGTACGACCTCTGGGCCGTCGGGCGATACGACCTCGGTCTCCAAGAAAAAGACTTCTGGAGGCTGACGCTCCGGGAATTGTCCGCGCTGCTCGACCGGAAGCGGCTCGCTGACGATCAGGCGCTCTACGGATCCGCGATGATCTGTAGCCTGCTCGCCAATATCAACCGCGACACAAAACAGCGCAAGAAGCCGTATACGCCTGCCGATTTCATGCCGGTTCGCAAGCCGAAAGCAAAAAAGCGGCAGACCTGGCAGGACATGAAGCTCATGGGCAAGCTCTGGACGCTCGCCTGCGGCGGAACGATCAAAGAGAAGAAGTGACATGGCACTTGGAACACAGGTTGCACAACTGTTCGTGAAGTGGGGCGTTGATCTCGTTGAATACGAGAAGCAGATGGCTCGCGGTGAAGGGCTTGCCGGGCGGATGCAGGCGAGTCTAGCCAAGATCGGCTCGATCAAGATCGACCCTTACGGCATCCGTGGCCTCAATGCGGAGATGGCACGGCTGCAGGGCGAGTCCGTCAAGGTCAAGGCGAAACTCGCCGACGTGTTCCCGGAGTCCACGGAAGCCCTCGCGCTGGAGGCTGACCTCAAGAAGATCAACCAGCAGATGCGGGCGCTGGACGGTCGGATCGAGGCCAACAAACGGCGCTGGGAGGAATGGACCGCCGCCGGCAGACGCGTCACGATGGCTGTGACATTGCCGATCATAGCCGCAGCAGTCGCGGTGGGGCGTGCAGGCGTGCAGATGGATTCGCTTATGCGTGGCCTGAGCGTCGTTGCCGGGAGCGCACAGGAAGCTCGCGTGCAACTCGGGCGGCTCAAAGAGATCGCCAAACTGCCGGGCCTCGGACTCAAGGAAGCTATCCAGGGCAGTATCAATCTCCAGTCGGCGGGAATGAGCGCGGAACTTGCGGAGGCTGCTCTGCGCGGCTTCGGTAACGCGCTCGCCACTGTCGGGAAAGGCAAGGCCGATCTCGAAGGCGTACAGACGGCATTGTCTCAGATTATGAGCAAGGGTGTTGTCAGCGCAGAAGAGATCAATCAGATCGCTGAGCGTGTCCCTCAGATTAGGAAGATCATGCAGGCGGCGTTCGGCACGGCCAACACCGAAGAACTACAGAAACTGGGCATGTCATCCGAGGAGTTCATCACTAAGATCGTCACGGAACTGAACAAGTTGCCAAAGGTTACCGGCGGTGCTCAAAACGCTTGGGAGAACATGACCGACAGCATCCAGGCCGCTATGATCTCCATGTGGTCGGTGATAGAGCCGATATTCACAAAGTTGACTGATTGGGTAACAAAAACCGCTGAGGCATTCTCCAAACTCCCGGAGAGCACGAAGCAGAACATCCTCAGTATGGCGATCTTCGCGGCGGCCATCGGGCCGATGCTCATGCTCATAGGCGGGATGCACAAGGGCATACTCGGGCTGATTGCGGCGAGTAAGGCGATGGCCGCCGCTTGGGTATGGCTTGTTGCGAACCCTTACGTTGTACTTGCGGCGGCGCTTGCCGTCCTCGTCATCTGGCTCATCAAGGTCAAGCAGGCGCATGATGATGTACTGGGTCGTCAACAGAAGGCCGCAGAGGGCGCTCTAGGGCTTGCCAGGGCACAGAAGACGCAGGCGGAGAAGGCCCGCGAACTCGTCAAGCAATATGAGGCTGAGAAGGAAGAGGCAGGGAAGACGGCAGAGGGTCAGCATCGGCTCAACGTCCTGCTACTCCAGATCAAGGCCATAGCTCCCGAGGTCGTCAAGGGTTCTGCGCTCATCGAGGGCGCGTATGACTCGCTTACCGGCAAGATCGAGAAGCTGACGGCGGCGGAGAAAAAGCACCTCATCCAGAAGGCTGAGATTGATGTCAAACAAAAAGAAAAGCAAATGGCCGACAAGGATGCCGAGATCGCAAGCCTAGAGCGTCTTAAAAAGACTTGGCTGACAAGTCGCTGGGCTTACGCGAAGAAGGGCGCACAGAACCAGATAGATGATTTGACCCAGGAACGGGCGGGTCTACAGGTTGAAGTCGATGAAGCGAGACGTGCCCTGATCGCACTCCGGGGCGGAGCGCCGGGCAGTCCGACAGGCGGCGGTAATGATGACGTAGCCAAAGCCAACGACGCTGCCGCCAAAGCCGCCGAGGACGCGAAAGCCGCCGAGGAGACTTTGTGGGATATGCGCCACCGGAATGCCGGGAAGTTCAAGGCGCTCCAGATGGAACTCGACAAGGCGCTATCCGAGGCGTCCGGGCCGAAACATCGGGCCGCTATCGAGAAGGACTTCGCCGACCGGAAGATGGCACTCGTCCGTGAGATCGAACACGCCGAGCGCACGGCGTCCGCAAACGTCACGGCTATGCGGCTCAGGCACGCCGGGAAGGTCGCCGAGGCCGAAACAGCAATCGCGCAGGCCGCGTTCGACTCCGAAGTTGAACTACTCCACAAGCTCCAGGCGGAGGGCGAGAAGGTTGACCAGCGCATATTGGAGTCGAAGGTCAAGCTCGGAGTCGCCATCGCGGAGATCAATGAGCGGGAGACTGACCGCAAGGCCGAGATATACAACACGGATGTACAAGCAGCAGAGGCCACAGCCGCCTTGAAGTTGCGAACGACGGCGCTCACTGCTGGAAAGATCACGGCAATCGAGGACAACGCCAGGGCTGATAACCTCATGGCCGAAAGCGCGTTCAATCAGAAATCACGCGAGTTGCAGAATGCCTTCTTGAAGGACGGACGGCAACGCACGGACGAATATCTCAAGGCGTTCGCAGAAATGACATACGAGAAGGCTTCAATCGCCAAGCGGCGGGCCGACGACTTGACCCAGATCGAGGCCGAGGCGACCCGGAAGCGGCTCGACTATGAGCGGGCGTACTGGCAGGAGAAGCAGTCCGTCGGCGAGCGCGTCATGCAGATGCTCAGGGACGCCGAATTGAACCTCATCCGACTGACCCAGGGCGAAACAGCCGCGAAGATCGAGGAGATGGCCCGCGAATACGACGCGGCGAAGGCATACATCGACCAGGAGATTCGTGACGCGACCGAGAAGGCCGCGATCATGGCGATCCTCGACGCCGACTATGCGGACCGCCGGGATGCTATCTTCGCCGAGGAGGGCGACCAGCACGACAAGCGCAAGGGCTGGATGCGCGATATGCAGCAACGGCTCGGATGGACCGACCCGATGCAGACCTGGCGGCGCATGATGGAATCCGGCGCTCGGCTCGCCTTGCCCGGCCCGGTGTCCGGGATGCAGGTCCCGGCGCTGGCTACGGCGGGCGGAACAGGCGGAACGCAACTGTCGAAGCTCGATGACATCCGCAGCCTCATGGAAGACTTCAAGCTGGCTATTGTGTCCGCCGCGATCAATACCGGCAAGATCGAGAAAACGATAGGAGGGGGATAGTGACTACTGCCCTCGACATCCTCCACGGCTTCGAGTCTGGTGTTATCACGGTCGGCGACAACGAAACGTCAACCGTCCGGGTATTCGAGATCGACGGCTACAAGGATTGGGCGTCGGCGGTTGGGATGCCCGCGAAGGGCGACCCACACCCTGATAACCCGAACCTCCTGGCGCGTCGGTTCACGGTCGTCGGCATATCCAAGAAGGCGGCGGCTGGTCTGTCACCCGACTATGATCGGAGTATCGTGACCGTCGAGTATTCGTCCGTCGGGCCGTACAACAACACGACGACGATGTGGAAGACGGAATCCGGTGAGACGCTGGAGATCGGCGGCGGTCGGGTTTTCCAGATCAGCGGGAATCCCGTTGACGTGCCGTTCAATATCACGGTGCTCATGGAAGAGATCGTCGTGCCTGTACGCGGGATGCTCAATCCGCCCTGGATGGCGATACGCGCCTGTCGGGGCAAGTTGAACAGCGCGGCATGGCGTCCGGCGCTTGACAGTGACGGCCTCATGCCCGCAGGCACGGTCATGTTCTGCGGCACACCCAAGCGCGAGCAGCGATATGAGGACGGCGCTCCGGGCCTGCTGTGGGATATTGACTTCATGTTCCGCTATAACGAGATGGGCTGGAACTACGCATGGGACGGCGCGGCGGGCGTTTGGGATCTGGTCGTGCCTGTGCCCTATGCTAGCGAGTGGTTCCTACAACTCCCGGTCTGAGGATATACCATGCCCGCAGTGACACCGCCAAACGAGATCACAGGCCGCTGCATCTTTGCGCCCGCCCGCGTGGTGAACGAGCTTATCCGTTGCGTCCGTTGGCTCATGCGCGAGGCGATAGTCGGCGTCGGGCCGGGCCTGGAGGCGAAGGCGTTTCCGAAAGGCCGGGCGGTCTGCTTTGCCCAGACTCCATTTACGCCGGAGGGCTATACCGGCTCGATGAAAGTGGTGGAGGGCGATACGTTCTCCATCAATGGCACGACGGGCGCACTCGACTTCAAGTTCCGGCTGCTTACATGGGAGGACGGCTTACTGATCACAAAGGGCGATCAGGTTGCTGACAGCGTGGAGGCGGCTTCGGTTGATGTCGTCGTAAGCAGCACTTACACCGCCGGGACGGGCGTGTTCAAGAATGAGCACGCAACGGTCAAGTATCTCGGCAAGAGCACTGCGGGTAGCGATGAGAACGTGTTCACCGCCGCCGTATGCCCGCCATAGGATGAACCCGCCATGACGATGCAGATGGATGCAAGCGGCACGCTCCTGAAGCTGGCGGACGGCACACTCATGCGGGAGTGCTGCTGCGAGGCTGGCTTTTGTTGTGAGCCGGCGGATATGGTTGACATTACGATTTACCTGGAAGGTTGCTCCCTGCATGGTACGTATACCGAGAGTGTAGCCATTGTTAATTATTCTAATGTTTACTGCTTCATCAGCGACTCATCCTTCGCTGGAATTGACGGCCTGGGACTAAACATCACCTGGCATTATTGGGGCGT